ATTGGTGCATACCAAGTTTATGCTAATGCCAATGCAGTAAGTCAAGCAACAGCTATTGTGGCCATTAATGCCAATATTACTGCGGCTAATTTAAACATATCTTCATTGATATCAAATGCCGCTACACAAGCGCAGGAACTTAACAATCTACAAAGCAATGCACAATCTCAACAGGCAAGCATTATAACTTTACAAAGTAATGCCGCAGCTCAGGCTGTGCAAATTGATTTGCTGAACTCAAATCTTACTGCTGCTAACACTAATATTACCTCTTTGACATCAAATGCAGCAACTCAAGCCGTTCAGATTAATTTATTAAATGCAAATTTAACGGCAGCAAATGTTAATATATCAACACTACAATCAAATGCAGCTACCCAAGCATTGGCCATTGATAATCTTAATACAAATGTTAATTTTTATCTTTCTAATGTAGCGTCGTCTAATGCAAATATAGCGGCGGCAAATACTAGAATAATAATTCTAGACGCTAATCTAGGAAGTACTAACTCAAATGTATCTACATTGCAGAGCAATGCTGGCATACAAGCAATACAAATTGGTTTGGTAAATGCAAATGTTACTGCTGCCAATCTTGACATCTTGGCAAGAGCCAATCTAAGCGGTGCTATATTCAGTGGTAATGTGCAGGCAAATTATTTACTGGCCAATTCCAATGTTAAAATAGCTTCAATCTTAGAAGTTGGATTACCTAATCCTGTTAACTACCCTGGTATGGCGGCTGGATTTGTAGGTAATGTTGATAGTTATTATCAATTGGTTTTACAAAATATTAATTCAGGTCCTAGCTCTTCGGGTGACATTGTAATCACAACAGATGACGGAACTGATGAAAATAATTATCTCAACATTGGTATTAACGGAAGTGGATTTACAGGAAACTTTACTGTACCTGCCGGAGATACCGGCTTACAAGAATTTGCACATGATGGCTATCTGACAGTGATTGGCGGTAATGCTGCAATACGTACCGATGGTAATGTATTTTTGGTCGCAAATACATCGGTAGCTGGGCTAAACAAAGATGGTACCTTTTTTGTCAATAGCAATCTTTTCGTTACATCTGGAATTTTTTCTAGTAACCTAACAGTGGGTAACATCAGTGCAACAGGGCGAATTGATTATATAATGGGAAATATTCTTCATTGGAATCCTGCAGTATCAAATGTATCTGCAGCATTAGATCAAATTGCAGCAAGATTGTATGCATTAGAAAACCCTTAAATATTAAATACCTTAAATGGACTACAAATGGCAATTAACAATATTAACATAGGAGCAGTAGCAAATGACGGTACAGGCGATCCTATCAGGACTGCGTTTGATACAGTCAATGACAATTTCCAATTTATACAAGGCGGATTGTTTGCAGGGACAGAATCTAGTATCATCAGCGCAGTTAGCGTAACTGGCGGATATCTTTATTCTAATAGCTACGTGTATGCCACTACTTACGTTAATGCCAATAGCATTGTAGCCAACACTGTGAGCAGTTACGGCAATTTATTTGTGAGCCAAGACGGTGCTTATATTATAGGTAATGTTAATATTGTTGGTAATTTGAATGTAACCGGAGCACAGCAAAGTTCTCAAAGCTCTAATTCAACTGCGCCTATTATTTTAATTCATGCAAATGCTGCTCCATACACCTCCGACGATGGTAAAGACATAGGACTAGAATGGCAATATTATGATGGAGCCGACAAATATGGCTTCCTGGGCTGGCAAAACAGCACGGGCAGTTTGGTTTACTTAGACAATATAACCGACACAGCTAATGTTATCACAGCAGGTTCTTTTGGCAATGTACAATTTGGTCAATTATTACTGAGCAACACTACCGCAGCAACTAGCAATGTGACTGGTGCACTTCAGGTCAGAGGTGGCGTTGGTATATTAGGAAATTTACATGCCACCCGAGCCAATGTAGGCAATTTGTCAGTAGCCGGTTATCATGTAGGTAATATGAATTTTGCTGGAGGCGATACCATTTATATCAATGGTAGTCCAGTGGTTACATCAGCTACCTCATTCAATGGTGGCACAGTGGGATTGGCAACAACTTTTGCATGTACGAGTCCATCCACTTCAACAACTACCGGCGCTGTAATTATAACGGGTGGATTAGGTGTAGCCGGAAATGTTAACCTAGCGAATCTAACCATTGCCAACGGTGGAAATGTACGTGCAAACGTACAAGGAAATATTTTTACAGCATCACAACCATATATAACAAGTTTAGGTACATTAACCAGTCTGGCCATGGCCGGTACAATTACTGCCTTTAATATTAATCCAAATAATAATACAACTTATTCATTGGGCTCAGGAACCAGCAATCGTTGGAACAAGATCTGGACCTTTGACATGGATCTTAGTGGCACCCTGACAGGCGGAGCTATTAACAGCACCGGGGGGTCGCATACCGGCAATATTGCTATCAACACTAGTGGTGCTGCTGCTTTAACTACTACCACTGCCATAGCAGAACTGTTCAATACCAATGCCACAACTGTGAGAATAGGTGCAGGCGGAACTACAGAATTTGATAGTAACACACAATCCACTAGCACAACCACTGGTGCCGTTATTATTCAAGGTGGTCTTGGTATTGCTACAGGACAAGTTAGAATTGGTGGGGCATCAGGAAGAACAATAACTACAACCGGTGGTAATGTTGTTTTTGACGGTGGGCAACAGTCAACCAGTTCAACAACTGGACAACTGGTTGTAGTAGGCGGTATAGGAGTCAACGGCAACATTACATTAGCAGGCAATTTAATGCCTCAGGCCAATTTAACCTACAATTTGGGGTCAGCTGATACGTGGTGGAACACTTTTTATGGCCTATCTGTACAGGCTCAATACGCCGATTTAGCAGAAAATTATACGTCGGACGGGAATTACAGTCCCGGAACCGTGGTAGTTTTTGGAGGTAGCGAAGAAATCACAACAACAAATACTTTTGCTGATGTTAGAGTTGCTGGAGTTATTTCGTCAAATCCGGCTTATCTCATGAATGCAGCAGTAGACGGGTTACCGGTAGCACTAAGAGGGCGGGTTCCTGTACAAGTGTTGGGTGCTGTAAGCAAAGGTGATCTACTGGTGACTTCTGCACAAGCTGGATTTGCACAAAGTGTAGGGCAAAACAATTCTTTTGGAGCAGCAGTATTTGCTAAAAGCTTGATTACTGACGGCAGTAATGGAAGTAAAATCATTGAAGCGGTAATCGTATAATATGAGTGTAGTGTCATGGGTTACGCCGCGCGGCGATTTAGGTACAGTACCTGAAAACATTTATTTTTCATATCAGCTGAAAGCAGTTGACAGCGACGAGCAACCGCTTTTTTATAGTTTTATAAGTGGCTCGCTTCCTGGAGGAATGTATGTAACGATAACTGGAGAACTGCGAGGAATACCCACAATACTAAGTTCAGTTAATCAAACTTCCCCTAGTACTTTTACTATAAGGGCTACTAATCCCAATGGTACAGTAGCTGATAGATCTTTCAGTCTAACTGTCAGTAACATCAACGGACCACAAATTACACCTCGTCCCGATTTAATTGGCGCATGGTTTGATGGTAATCTATTAGACTATACATTTACTTCCGCCAATGATAACCCAAATGCAATAGCTACTTGGAGTATAATTGAAGGGGATATTCCGCCCGGTACATCCTTTACTGCCGACGGTAGACTTTACGGTTATGTTGATATTATAGCAGAAAATATAGCAGATCTTGGATTTGAAGCGGCCCCTGTTGAATCTGTTATTTTTGATGCATTGCCGTTAAGCACAGACAAATATTACAATTTTACGGTACAAGTAAGCGACGAATTTAAAGTTGACACAATAAATGTAAGAATTTTAATAGTAAGTAAAGGTAATTACACAGCTGACAATGATCTTACTGGAATTAATAATACTTTCATACGGGTAGACTCTGACAACAAATACCGACCTATTATTCTGAACAATCCAGATTCTTTACCAGTTTTGGTTTCCGGTAGTACTTTTGAATATCGATTTGTTGCCTACGACCCTGAGGACGAAGATGTGTCCTGGAGAATTGATGAATTGGCTTTTAGTGGAATGGATGAACTAGATGCCGCAGTGAGTGAAACATTTCTAGGTAATGGTACCAGCGGACCATACACCTTAGAAGAAACACCATCTAGTGCAGACAGAATAGTGGTGCAAGTAAATGGAGTGTTATACACTGCGATAACTGATTATACTACCATAGCCGATCAATTGACTTTTGTAAGTATAACGCCATCTATAACCGACTCGATTTACATTCAATATATTAGTACCACGACAGGTTTTGATACTTTGTTTTTTGATCAAGGTGCCAGTGGACTTCCATCCGGAATATCTATTAATTCCGACACTGGGTGGGCTATTGGTACTTTGCCTGATCAAATTGACGATTTTGTGAATTACTCGTTTACAGTTTATGCTTTTAGAACACTCTTTCCTGATGAAGAAAGCGATGGAGTAACCTTTACAATAACTGTTAAAAGAACATTAAATGAAGAAATTATCTGGACCACACCTTTCGATTTAGGTGTAATAGACAACGGATCTGTAAGCGAGATTGAAGTTTCAGCTTATAATACCTTGGGTAAAGAATTAACTTATGGCGTAATTTATGCACCCTATAGAAGAATTCCGCAAGGTCTACGTTTTTTACGAAGTGGTAGAATGATTGGTCGCGTAACCTTCAGATATTTTAGTCTAGATGGGCAAGAGGCTTTGCTTAACATTACTTCCACCCAGGATTTAACAATTGGGATGACTGTTCAAGGTGTGGGGGTTGCGGCTGGATGTAGGCTGACTGCTATAGTAGATTCAAATACTATACAAGTTAGTCCTGCAATCTATGTAACACAAGGCACTGTACTAGTATTCTCTGATGAAAATATACAAAAAGCGGTCAGTACAACCAGCAATTCTATATCAACTGCTATTGACGGAGGGTCAACTACCTTTGATCAACAATGTGGGTTCACTATCCGAGCCAGTGCGGTTGATGGATCCATCACCTCAACCAAATCTTTTACTATACTAATTAGACCAAAAAATCTTTCACCATACGAAAATGTTTACCTAAAAGCATTACCAGGTTATACACAAAGATTGAATTGGGATAACATTATAAAAGATAGAACTATATTTCCACCTGAGTTGATTTATAGACCCGACGACAGTTATTTTGGAATACAAAAAAATATTAAATCATTGTTTATATCGGGACTTAATCCAACCACAGCTGAAAACTTTGTAGCTGGCATCGAGCGGAATCATTATTTTAAAACAATTAATTTTGGAGAAATAAAAACAGCTCGTGCAGTAAATTCCGATGGTACGATCGGGTATGAGGTTGTGTATGTGGATCTTGTTGACACACAAGCCTACAATACTGCCGGTCCATCGTTAGAGATTGTTTTAAATATTGCTAACAGTTTTTTATTCCAAAATCAATCATACAACGTCATTTATCCTAATAGTTTTCCAAATATGCAACGTCGTTTAGAAAACGGAATTGGTTACACAAATAAGAGTACTTTGCCAAGATGGATGACCAGTGTGCAAGAAGACGGAAATGTATTAGGACTTATTAGGTGCGCGGTTTTGGCTTATACTCAGCCTGGTGCGTCTAAACTTATTTCATACAGATTACAAAATAGTAATTTCGTAATAAGCGATATTCCTTTTGTAGCAGATAGATACCAATGGGACAATTATCTATCTCAATATTATAACACAGAAACAAACAGTTTTGAACCAAGTATTCCTACAACATTTGACAAATACCCAAATTTAGCTTCGGGCTCAGCTATAGTTGATACCATTATTGTAAATTCGGTGACTAGTGCAAATACTATTTTAATTCCAGATAATATTGTAGTAGGATATGGTTGGGATATAACTAGTTTAGATTCATTTTCTTCTATTACAAATTATACCTTTGTATCTAATCAAAATTTATCCGGAAATACACTAACATTGTCTTCTAATATAACTGCAAGTGCAGGTGCGGTAATTCGAATAGACGGTGACGCCTTTGTTGATTACGCGGTGAGTACTACATTTGATAGTATCGATGGGGAGAATTTAGGCACAGTGAGATCTAGTAGAATTATTGACGGCATAGCAAATTTCACCGAAGGAGAAAAGATAATCTTTGCACAGCAATCAGATTTTGGTGTAGCAAATGACGGATGGATCAATGCCATTGGCGAAGCCATACCTGGATATTTAGATAAAGTGGGCGAATATTCTACAATTAACAAACAAGGTGGAATTTGGGAAATCACTTGGGCTGAATTTCCTGATTTAGGACTAGACGACGACGAAGTGGGATTTGACGAAGCTAGCGAAATACTGTCATTTAGTCACTTTGATCAAGGAAATGATGCTGAAATAACACTACTTTTTGATCAAGAAATAATTTTAGATCAAACAGTCAAAGTTCGCACTGGTGATACTTACACTCAGACAACGTTACAATATAAAACTATTCCTGGCGAAGCTGTACCTAGGTATTTTGTAGCTGATTTTGCAACTGGTTTCGAAAGAACAGCAGAAACTACGTTTGATGGCGGTACCTGTATCATGCGCGAAGGCTTCGTGGCTGGCAACTCGTTCACTGGTGGTACTACATTTAGTAATAATCAAGATATTTGGATCATTCAGGAAACACTAGATAAATATATCAAGTTCCCACAAAATGGAGTATTTGTATAAATGACAAGCCAAGTTAACCCAAATAACATCGATGGTACATATCCTGTAGCCGGACAAGACAACGACAGCCAAGGTTTTAGAGATAATTTCACTAATATCCGCAATAATTTTACATTTGCCAAGGCCGAAATTGAAGATTTGCAAAATAAAGCAGTATTAAAAAGTGCCTTGCTGAATACAGTGTTAAGTAATGATTTTGCAGGTAATGCTGTAGTAAATCCTGCATTTACCAGCTGGAGAGAAACTTATAACAATATTGGTAGTGTAAGCGGTAGTGTAACAATTAATTTTACCAACGGTAATTTTCAAAAAATTACCATGTCGGGCACAACAACACTAACTTTTAGCTGGCCCGCTAAT